GTATCATTCTGTCTGGATGCAAAGGAAGCAGGATTTGAGATTTGGTGTGATCCTCGTATCAGAGTTGGTCACGAAAAAACTCGCGTGATCTGATATGATCTCAGAATCGTATACAATTCTCCATAAAGGTAAAGTACTTTATGAGAACTTAACTCAGGAGAAGTATTTCGATACAATGGAGGATCTATCTCTCAAATTTTATGAGACGGGTTCTCCCAATCCTTCGGAACTTATAACACAAATTAATTCATTAGAGGAGTAATTATGGCTAAAGCAAAATCAGGTCTCGTGAAAGGTGATTATGTATCTGCCCCCGCGAAGAAGACTCGTCAAGGGAATGGAAAGAATACAAAATATACCGCGACGTCTCGCAATGGGGCAAAGAAGGTATATCGCGGACAAGGTAAATAGGTAAAGTTGTGTATCGTTTATGGCATGTTTGATTGCTAATCTTCCTTCACAGGAAGTATGGGTCCGTAAAGAATATCTTACTGATCATCAATCTGGTCATGGTGAATTTGTAAAAGGCGTTTGGGTATCAGTTAAATCGATACCTGGGCGTGCTTTTTATTTTGAGACATATCTACCAGAATATGCTGCAATGTATGATAAGTTACCTATTAGCGCCTTTGTGGCAGATCCTGAAACTCCAACACCTGATATGAGTTTACCTAACCTACAGTTCTGGAATTGTATGGATTATGGTGTAGTCAGTGTTGATAAGAAGTTCATTGGTTCAATGGACTTTGAATGTTATACAAGAGATCACGGGAATGTAAAAGGAACTTATGTTTGTACTATAGATAATTATCATCATGATCCCGATTATGTTGATTGGGCAACAAGTGAAAATCCTGCAGAACATAAGTCTCATAACTTAATTGAACTTGAGAATGGTCAATATGCTTTATATCCTAATAATCGTCTTAGGATATTTGATAATAGTTTGACACCAGTTGAACCTAAGATGCCTGATTTTAAAGTCTCAACTCAGTACTATCAAGTTGAAAATGGTTATGACCGTTTAGGTATGGGTCGTGAAGATGAGTATCATTGGAAAACAGCAAAAGAACGTCAACAAGAGGAACAAGATGGAACCAATTAATGATTTTTTAGATAACCTTGCCGCAAAACAACACGAAAAACTAATTCGTGAAGTTGTTGGTGATAATAAAAACACGGATGAGGATGAAGGTCCACAAGATCTTTCTGAGTAACTACCAAAAAGAAAACTAATGTCAAAATATCACGTAGATCGCGATGTTGAATATATGTACAAGATGTGGGGAACTACTAAATTGATTACAGATTATTGGTCCAAACCTAAAAAAACTAATGATCCTGAAGAAATAGTGGTTGAAAAGCAAAATCCTCAGTAAGGGATATAAATAAATTCAGGAAAATGTACCATAATAATGTCAACTCGGAGGATTTCCAGAGCATTTAAAGATATCAGCCTTTCCTTTGATCCACATCCTGTGACAAAGGACCTACCTGTGCTGGTGAATGAACGTGCAATCATTAGATCTGTACGTAATATAGTCGAAACAATTCCGACTGAGCGATTTTTTAACGCAACCTTTGGTTCCGATATTCGTCGGAGCCTTTTTGGGTTTGTGGATATAGGTACTGCTCTTGTTATTGAAGAACAAATTTCAAATTCAATTGGATTTTACGAACCTAGGATTGAAAATCTAAAGATTCAAGTTGATCCTCAACCAGATAATAATTCATTTAATTGTAATGTATTCTTCGATATTGTTGGATTAGATATCCCAACCTCAAATTTTTCATTCATACTAGAGGCAACACGATAAAACATGCCTTTTACACAGTTTACTAACTTAGATTTCGATCAGATAAAAGCAGAAATCAAGTCATATCTCCGTTCTAATTCAAATTTTACGGATTTTGACTTTGAAGGATCGAATTTTTCCGTCCTAATCGATACTTTAGCGTACAATACGTACATTAATGCATTCAATGCCAACCTGGCAGTGAATGAATCGTTCTTAGATGGAGCAACAGTCCGCGAAAACGTAGTTTCGTTGGCAAGGAATATTGGATATGTACCAAGGTCAAAGAGTGCTGCAAAGGCACAAGTCACATTTTCGGTTCCAACTACCTCTACTAGTACTACTTTAACTCTCAATGCGGGTTTAGTTGCTGTTGGACCCTTTGATAATACATCATATCGTTTTTCAATACCTGAAAATATTACAACAACGATAAAAAATGGTGCTGCAACGTTTGGAACAGCAGATGCACCCATTGAGATCTTCCAAGGAACGTTATTAAGCAAACAATTCTTAGTTAATAATTCTGTTGATCAACGTTTTGTTCTTGATAATCCCAATATTGATGCTTCTACAATTAGAACTTATGTCAAAGGAGTCAATGATACTGGTCTTGGAAGAGAATTTGCCAAGATTGATAACATTTTAAACATTGATAAGTCATCTGAGATCTATTTGATTCAGGAAATTGCGGATGAGAGATATGAATTGCTATTTGGTGATGGATATTTTGGTAAAAAGTTAGAAAATAACTCTGTCATCACGGTAAGATATATTATTACTGATGGTGAAGAAGGAAATGGTCCGAATACCTTCGATTTTCAAGGTAATTTGATCAATGAGAATGGTGTTAGAACCACTCCTACTGGTGCTATACCAATTACAGTCGTTCAGAGGGCGATAAATGGTGGTGAAATAGAGAATGTCTCTTCTATTAAGTACTTTGCCCCACGATTGTATTCCGCGCAGTACAGAGCGGTTACGTCAAGGGACTATGAAGCGATTATTTCTTCAATTTACTCCAATACTGAGTCGGTTGCAGTAGTTGGAGGTGAGGAATTGGTTCCACCACAGTTTGGAACGGTTCAAATTAGTATTAAACCCAAGAATGGGTCATATATTTCCGATTTTGATAAGCAAAACATCCTCAATAAACTTAAAAAGTATTCTATTGCGGGTATTAATCAAAAAATCATCGATCTTAAGGTTCTGCACGTTGAACTTGACTCTACAATTTACTATGATGTATCAAAAATTAGTAATGCAAACGATTTAAAGACTAATATTACTGATACGTTATCAACATATTCAAAAGATGTTGATATGAATCGTTTTGGAGGTAGATTTAAGTACAGTAAAGTCCTTCAATTGATTGATAGAGTTGATAGTGCAATTACTTCTAATATAACAAAGGTTAGAATTAGAAGAGATATGAAATCATTACTTAATCAGTTCGCTCAATACGAACTTTGCTTTGGTAATAGATTTCATATCAATCCTGCAGGATATAACATCAAGAGTACTGGTTTTACAATCACTGGATCAAGCGATATTGTTTATTTGACTGACGTTCCAAATAAGGACGCATTAGGAAATCTTGATGGTAGTGGAAAAGGTGTTATATCTGCAATTAAAAAGACAAATACTGATCAATTACAAGTTGCTTTGAGAGGTGTTGGTACAGTTGATTATATTAAAGGTGAAATTCTTTTAAATACAATTAATATCACCTCAACCCAACAACAAAACGCCATTATTGAGGTTCAAGCATTCCCAGATTCTAATGATGTAATCGGGTTGAAAGATTTGTACCTCAGTTTAGACGTTTCAAGTAGTAGGATAAATACGATTAAAGATGTTATAGCATCTGGTGAAGACATTAGTGGTGTATCTTTTGCAAGAGAATACTATACTTCAAGTTACTCAAACGGAGACCTAGAGAGGAAATAAAAATATGTCGAATTTTGAGAAGAGAGTTCAACTCAATAAAATTATTGAGAGTCAACTTCCAGAATTTTTAGTTTCAGACTTCCCAAAAGCAGTTGATTTCTTTAAGCAATATTATATTTCCCAAGAAAAGCAGGGAGGTAATATTGACCTTGTAGATAATCTTGATCGTTATCTTAGGGTAGATAATCTTGTTCCTGAAGTTGTTGTTGGTAAAACGGCATTATCCTCATCGATTTCTGCATCTGATACAACAATTGTAGTCACATCTACAAAAGGTTTTCCAGATGATTATGGTCTTCTGAAGATTGATAATGAAATTATCACATACACTAGTAAAACTTCAACGACATTTACTGGATGTGTTCGTGGATTTACTGGTATTACTGGATATGATAGTGGTATATCAAATTTAATTAATACTGTTAATAAGCAAAATGTTGTATTTTCAGAAACTTCTGCAGAAGAACATTCAAACAATTCGACGGTTACTAACCTTAGTGCCCTCTTCTTACAAGAATTCTATAAAAAATTAAAGAGAACTTTCACACCAGGATTAGAAGAATATGAATTTGTTTCTGATCTTGATGTCGGTAACTTTATAAAGCATGCAAGAAACTTATACCAATCAAAAGGTATTGAAGAATCTATAAAAATTCTTTTTAAAGTTCTTTATGGTGTTGAAGCAAGTGTTATTGACCTTGAAGAAAGGCTTATAAAACCATCTGCAGCAAATTATATTAGAAGAGAAACTATAGTTGTTGAGAGGATATCTGGAGATCCTTTTAAATTGGAAGGGCAAACTATCTTTAAATCTACAGATAGTGGAACAAGTGCATCTGTATCTGATGTAGAAATTTTTACAAGGAATAATGAGACTTTCTATAGACTTGGTCTCTTTATTGGATATAATGATAGAGATTTAATTGAAGGGACATTTACAATTCCTGGATATTCAAGAGTTCTTGAGAATGTTTCTGTTGGATCATCTGTTATCAATGTTGATTCTACGATTGGTTTTGGTCAAACTGGAACTGTTGTTGTAGGATCAAATGCAATTGATTACACTGCAAAGAGTATTAATCAATTTTATGGTTGTATCAATGTAGGTGCAGCGATCACAACGGGTACTAGAATCCGCTCTAATGAGTATGTTTATGGTTATGAGGACAATGACCTAACCAAGAGAGTAGACCTCCGTATAACGGGTGTACTGGCAGACTTCAATCCTCTCGGAAAACTCTCATTAATGGAAGTGGGAGAAGAAATAAAAGTAAGAAATGTTGGCGAAGTTATTACTAATCCAACAACTGACAGAACATATAAACAAATTTTTGCAAACTCTTGGATTTATAATACAAGTTCAAGTTACAATGTAGATACTATCAATGGTTCAATCTTTACATTATTAAGTGATATTGATAAATCAAGTCTCAAAAGAGGTGATACTGTTGATATTGTAAATGGTTCTAATGTAGTTGGTTCTGGTGCAACTATTGTATCTGTTAGTGAACCTACAAAAGAAGTTACTCTTGGTAATATTGTAGGTTTTGCCGCATCTACTGGTGTAAATTATAGTCTTCGTAGAAGAGTTGAGAAATCCGAAAGTGTTGGTGTAGCACTTTCTTTGGGCAATGATGTGTACATTGCAGACACTTTAAATGTGTATACTGATGAAAACGATGAGTTTGGATATATTACTTCAAA